GTCGTGGGTATCTCATGTAAAATGGATCAGGCATCCAATATGTTACCTGCCATTCTTGTTCGGGACATAGTTCAAGATGCTTCTCTACACTATGAGAGAAACTACCGAGTTGAATGTATCCATCGTGAGTGATACATCTGCCGTTGCCAGCATCAACTACGAACATCATCTTGCTACTCATAGCACTTCTTGCTCTGGGTTGAGATTTTTCACGAATTGCACGGGATTCTTTTCGGACTTGTGAACCCAATGATACTGCATACGTTCAAAAATTGGGTTCCATGTGGGGACACAGACATAATCAGACTTTTGCTTTTTCATCTCTTATGTTATACCAAATTGCTAATGTATATCTATCAGAATCTTTTACTGTATTAACTCCATGCTCATAACATTTTCCATCAAAATATAATGTTCTACCAGTTTTAGGAGGGACTTCAATATCATTAACAATATATGTTTCACCACCAGCAAAATCTTGATTTAGATATGTAACTGAAGACAAAACTGTTTTGTCGGAAGATTCATCAAAATGTTTTGGGTGACCTGAAGTTGGAGGTCGTTTTGCAATCTCACACCATTCAATTACATAAGAAGATTCACGAATAACTTTGAATAGAATGTCTAACACCCGCTGATTTGCTGGAGGTTTAATCGTCATTCTATTATAATCTAACCATGGACGATGGTCCTGAGGATTATCTTCATAGAATTCAATTAGGTAATCACAATCTACTTTAGAGATTATGTTATCAGCAATAATAATTCTATCCCTCACTAATCTCTTTGCCTCCAATCATCAGGTTTATCCTGTTGAAACCAATCTTTAATATCGTCAGCACTACTAAACCCCTTTCTGTGATTGGATGGATCGGGGTCACCTAAGCCCATCCTATTCAGAAAATCATCGGTACTACCTTCTTCAATTTCTTGAGAAGATTGTCTTCGTGCTTTTTGTAACCAGTCTCTAGCAGTAGTGTGACTCTTTGCCAACTTCTCTGCCCAGATCATATCATCTAATTTTACCTCTTCACCATTTGCAATACATTTACAAATGAACTCTAAGCGCAGTCTGTACTGTGTTGATAACATCTTTGTATTTACATATTTAGTGAATCGGTCGCTATGGTCTCTTGTCCAGAAGTTGATTTTGATGTTGGGTGTGGATACCCAATCATAAAAGCATTCTTGTATGCCTTCTGGAAGTTTATACAAGCTTGCATTTGAGTATTAGCATAGACATGACCAGAGTATTTTCTCTCGTCACCCTTGTAATAATACTCAAAGTCCCATCTAGTTTTCATGCGATTTGCTCAACAAACTTATTTAGTATAGCTTTATTGGTCATCTTTGATCCCATATGCTTTTTAAAAGCACGGGTAAGTTCACTGGCAGTAACGGTTTCTCCTTTAACTTTCACATCAATATCTTTGGTGCTTGCTCCCATATTATGTGATGAGTAAATAAACAACTCAGTGTATCCGTAATTTTTAATAGAACAAAACTTATGCTTTGACCAATGCTTGTCTTGAATCTGTTGCTCATCATACGTTAGAGTATTCTTGAGGATCCAATTCAAGTCACGTTTGTCACCGATACGAATACCAATCCAATTATAGTCAGTATTGTTCTTGAAGTATTGAACAATTTCACGGGTAGTATAATTTGCTTCAGTCTTAATTCTTGATGAGTATCCAGTTTTAGGATCTCTCACGATAAAGACTTTGTGACAGTTATGGCAAAGATAATCTTGACGGAAGTATGTCTCGTGCTCTGCATAACTTCCAGTCTGGTAAGAGTAATTGAATTGAGTTGTCTCTCGCACATAACTTAGTGGATTGGATTCTCCGTCACTAAGAACAATAACGTTAGTCTTCTGAACTTTCTCAATTGCTTTGAATTTCTTTACTACATCTGGAGTACAGATAACTGCATCCGCTAATGGAGTACCACCAAGTCCATATCGTGGATTCATAGGAACTCCAAAGGAACGATGCATGTTCCATACTTGCGCCCACACATACTTCATCATCAAGTCAAGTTCTTTACTCTTCATCTTAGAAGAAAAGAATTCAAACAACTCAAAGGTTGGACAAATACCCAAGATATTATTCTCAAGTTTAAATGAATCTTGGTGCATCAAATTAGATCTTCTTGTTCCACCCCAACCATTTGTAAATGCATACACACGGAAAGGTATATTAACTTTCTTACAGAACCAAATAAGATTGTAAGTTTGTTTAATAGTATCCGTAAGAAGAGTACCTGTATTGGTGTTTGTGTTCATAGAACCTGACCAATCAAGGTACATAATCAATCCATGATTCTTTCCATCAGAAACTACAGAGGTTTTCTTAAAGATATCATCGGTGAGTTTATACTTATAAATTGAATTTGTATCAATAACTCCAGTACGTGATGTCTGAGCACGAGCATAGGCATCAGCAGACTTCTTCATTTCAAACTGCTTGACAAGATAGTTTACAGTTTTGGTAGAAGATTTGTAGAACTCATAGTACTTTCTCTCGTTAAACTTCTTCTGTCTTTTAATATGTTCATGGTAATTAGAATCAGGAACCTCCTTATTATAGAAGGAACCTAGGTCTTCAAAGACTTCCTTATAAGGTACTATAACATTATCAATGTTGATCTCAGGTAGATCTAAGTATACCCACTCCTTAGCATTATCATCAACTAAATCTTGCTGAGATTGTACAGAAGCAGCATCGGTAATACTCTCCATCTCATCTAGTTCATCTTCCCACTTCTCGTAACTGGGAGTGCCTAGATCTGCATTTTCTTGTTCTCTCTTTTCTGCTTCCTCAAGCATCTCTTCGTGAGTCATTTCCTCTTCTGAATCTGAGGGGAATGACTGCTGCTCCGTAGTAGATGGAGAGTACTCAGTGTCGCTATCTGTTGCTGTACCAGTTCTAGTCTTTGGTTGTTCTATTTCTTTTTCATCTTGCTTAGACTTAATCCACTCAGCCAAGTCCTGAGAAAGTTCTAAGACATCTTGGAAGGTTCGTGTGTTAGATGCACGAAACACCCATGGTGCTTCTTCTGGAGAGAATACAATCTCTACAAGAGATCCAATCTTGAAGTGTAGATTGATACGATCAATAAGAGATAGATCGGATATATAACGGTTAGCAATTCCAAAGAAATCTTTCTGATGCAGTTCAGAATAACCACGATAGAAAGACTTCTTCAGTCCTTGATATGTTACCTTCATCTTACGCTCAATACGAGCATCCTCTAAGACGTTGATAAAATCCTTTGGGGCACCACTGTAATCTACATTAGGAGTATACAGAGCATGTCCAACTTCATGACCTACTAGGAGGTCATACACGTCGCCACTGACATCTTTCCAGATTGGCAGGGCAAGAACACGGCGATCAACATCAAAGTAAGCAGTGGTAATCTTACGATGCTCCACCTGAAGATTTTCAGTGGCCAGAAGTTTGGCGAGTTGCCCTTTAACTTCCGTGTTGACTGCCATAGGATCCTTGCTGTTGTACCTATCATAACTCATTGGACTCATCCAAGCAAGGGGGTGTGTGACAGTTCTATTTGTGCATGTACCTGTGAGGGTTCTTCAGCGAGTCGCAGCAGTAGAATGCTATCGGTGCCATCATCAGTGCTGAAGCAGTGGCAAGGATGATGGGGTGCTGTCCAAGGAAACCTACTAGATTATGGATCATAGGATAGTTTAGAGAAATCGTTTACCTTCTCAAACTTAATAGTTCTCATAAATTTGTCAACTAAAATTTCACCTTTGTGAGAAATTACAAACAAATTTGTAGTATCACCCAGACCTCTAAGAATTTTTAGAAGTTCTCCAGTTGACGAGTCATCTAATGAACTATCAAATACTTCATCTAAAATCAAAAGATTTGTAGATGCAGAGTTTTTCATTCTTGCTACTTCACGCCAGGTAAACAATAAGGCAAGGTCAATCTTCTGCTTTTCTCCTTCAGAGAAAGAAGAGTATGTAAAGTCGTCTCTGAAACGAGACTTAATAACCTCATTGAATTCATTATCTAAAGTGAAGTTAACATAGAACTCCATACTTTGAAGATATTTATTAATGAGTGTATTGAAAATAGGAATATACTTATTGATTACTGTAGATTTTATTCCAGAATCCTTTAATAGATGGGATACTGTCTGGTATTCCATAATCTTTTTGTTGATATCAGCACAATTATTTTGTGTTGTTAGTAGATCTCTGTTGAGAGATTCTAGAATTTCTTGTTCTGCCTGGATGTTTGGGCGACTCTCTTGAAGAACATTTATCTGTTTCTCTAATGCGATAGATTCTTTTTCGCAACGATTGATATCACGTTCTAGATTAACTAGAGTATTCTTTAGATCAATAACATCTTTATTAGTTTCAGTCAATGCATTGACATCAACCAAAGTTTTTTCAATATCAATTTTAAGTGCCTCAAGACCTTTGGAAAATTTACTCTCTTCCTTAGATAGATCTTCACATCTCT